CGTACGATCCATCAGATAAACGGCGCAATACTCGTTGGGCGGAACGCTGGGGGAAATATGAAAGTTGAAAAATTAACAGTTACTGCTGAAATCACTCGTGATTTTGATACTGAAGAATTCGGTAAGTTGATGGAATTATATCGATCAGGTGAGCCTATATTCGGTTTAGTTGATCAGTTCTCATTCATGCCTTTTATTGTAGCGGGGATGACTCAAGTTACTGATCGCAGTGTTATGTTCAATTTACTGATGGTTTCAAAGAAATGAGCATCAATTGCGAGAAGCGCGTAGAAGGTGGGCAATGGGTTTGCAACCGTTGTGGTTATGTTTGGGATATGTCAGATGATGACCCTCCGAAATGCAAAACCGATACCCCTAGCGATTACGTCAGTGAGTCCCTGGGCAGTCTGGTGGCACAAGTCGGCGAAGAGGGTTTATCACGATGCCAGTTGATCAATGGGGTGTGGCATGGCTGGAAACGATAACAACTGGGAGTGGGGTCGTGAGTCAATTATATCTGTCAATAAATCACGCCAGACTCCTGACGAATTCTCACAGTCGTACAAAGACAAAATGAACCGGCTGAGGTCTATTCAAGATGACCTCATTGAAGCCGCAGAAAGTAATCCAAAGGAGGTGTGGGATGAGTGATATTGTGTACTGGGTAACCGGGCTGCTGGTTGCAGCATTTGTCGTAGTGATAGCGCTCTTGTACTGGCGGTACACTCGCTGGGAGAATTCTGTGAAATTATGTCTTGAAGAATATCGGTATGAACTGACAGCTTATGACGACGAGTTGTTAGTGATACTTCATCAGGAAGGTTATAGCCCGGAAGCAGCAGCACGAGTGATCATATATATAGCCCGGAACACTTTTATAGATTATTAACCCTAAGATTTCCAAACTTTGATTTCGTTTTTCTCACATAATTTGATCATTACGGAAGTACCTGCCACAAACCCTCATTTCACCACCTGCAACATAACCGCGCCTCGCGCCTCAGTCATTTGACGTTCGTACTCTTTATATAATGTAGCAGAGTCCATCGATTGATACTTTGCACTATTTCTCAGTATCCATAACCTGACCCTGTACCCAAGGTTGAACACTACAACTTGCTGATATTTCCCGATCTCTTTTAGCACCATGCCAGTCTTCACCGGTGTGAAATATTTCCCATCGACATACATGTCATTCGGTGAGAATGCGCCACCACTTTTCAGCGTGTCAGACATATCCGCTGATGTGAGTATATCGCAGCGGAATGACCCGTGTTTTTTCTTAATGAATACTTCCAGGGTTTGCTGCATCGGCGACTTCGACGCTTCTTTAATGTCACGGAGGAAGTCGGTCATCGGCGGTGCTTCTTTCGGGTTGAAATCACTCAGATCGACCTGGTACATCAGATGCCATGCGACATGTTGCCAGCCTTCCGCTTTCATCCAGTTCCATCTGGTTTCCCAATAGTCCAACCATTCGCGCGTCATGTTGTCATCCTCATCACGCGGGTTTAGGTCAGACCATACACCGAAAAATCTGCGCGAAGGGCCATTCAGGCGCAGCGGCATCATGCTATTCGTGGTCATGCTGGCATTGATTATGTTGCGGATTTTAATCGGCTTGATGCCCTTCTGATTGACCCTCAGAGTATCCGGTGGTGCAGCAGCCAGTGGCTTTAGTTTGTTACTGACCGCCAGTGCTTCACGCCGGTCACCAAGCTCAGCTTCATTGACGTGTAGATACTTGGTTGATAGTAGATGGTCATCGAAGTCGCGTAGCAGTTCTTCACCACTGATGACAGTGTAATTCTCACCCATTGCTTTAGTCAGCGGGTACAGTAAATAATCTTTACCGCAACCCTCACTGCTGCCGAGCAGCAACATGTGGTTAATCTTTTGATCGGGATGGCGCAGCGTAAACGCCATCCACTGTTCAATATGTTTCATGTGCTGACCCCAACCCAGCGCATTGAAATGCTCACGCCAGTAGGATATACCACCCTTTGTTCCGTACGCCTGTGTAGTATCAGACCAGGTGTTTGCATAGACTGTATCGTTTTCAATAAACACCTGCGGCTTTTTTGGTGCGTAGTCCAAGCGATCAACCTTTTTGACTCGACCATCTTGCAGAGCGATCTTTCTCGCCTCTGCATCTTCGTGACTGAAGCTGTTTTGGAACGCCTCAGTGCTGAAAAATATACGCGATTTCCAGTCATAGAATTGATTCAGTTCTTTCACGTACACCACGTCATCATAGAATTCAGCTTTGCTGATTTTCTCACCGTACCACTGCTGACGAAGGTCTTTCAAAATATCTTTGAAATCACCTTTCCCCCACCCCATCAGGTCACATACAGTGGTGTGCCATTGCATCCTGTCTATCTTGGGTAGGTCGTCAGTGAACTTGAGTATGTTTGACGCAATCTCACGCGCCCTTGGGCTACTGGGATGCTCACGGCGTAGATCGTCACAGAGCATCTGTATCGCGTCGTTACTCGTTTCCTGAATTACAGACCCAGGGGGAGAGGTTAAAAAGTTGACTGGTTCATCGGGGGGGATCGGCAGCGGCATAACTGCGGGCGGAGGTGACATGAAACTAGGCTGACTGATCGCGGCGAACTCACGCGTAATTTGCCAGTTTTTAAGAACTCCACTGAACCCGGATGATTGACCATCGATGAATTGTAATAAATCACGACCTGTCCGGTCTTGACAGGCTCCGTGGTGACATTTGAATCCGATGCTACCGTCTGCGTTGGTGAATACTGCAGATCCACTGTCATCAGCGCCTGTGTGCTCGTCGACCCAGGGGCATGTGATGTCGAAACGGCCATCAGAGCGCACCTCTTTGATGTGGATGATGTCGGGAATGTTGACTAACGGGTGGTCTGAAACTGCAGCCGCACCGTCGATTCGTGATTCACGACGCACCGCATCAAGATCGACGGCGAACGGTGCGGCAAGTTGTTCAATAGTAACCCGGTTGAATGGCTCCCATAAATGCATTTTTGAGATAAACGGTTGACCATTTACCAACTTCGACGATTTGTTATTTATCGATGACGGTAGTTTAACGAACCGGGTAACCCCACGCTGACCCGGATCTTTTCCACCAGGCGCTAATTCACTGGCAATCAGGCCATCATTGAGGTTGTCAATCTTTGAGGATTCGGTCACCGGTTGTAGGAAAATATAACCCCATTGAAATGAATTTTCAGATGTTTCAAGGATCCACGATGGGCGAGGTAATTTTGCAGCAGCTTCTTCACTCAGTTTCTCTCTGACATCATCGAGCACCAGGCAATGCGTCTGCCGATACAACGCTTTTCGCCGCCGTGCGACGCCAGTTTCGTCCGCATAGAATGTACTGATGGTAAAATATCGGTTGGTGTTTGGTGAGAAATGGTATCGACTGAAGTAGTCACCCTTCCACGCGATCATGTGTTTATCTTTAGGGATGTTCCCTGGGTCATATGGGAAATCAGTTACATGGCACCACGGCGCATCTTCCCCGAAAATAGCATCAATAAATTCTTTGTCTGTCACCCTGATCATAATGGGCGAACCTGTCCATGGTTTTCATGGAACTTGTATTTACATTCAGCTTTTTTTCGTGAATCGATAGCGTCAATTATTTTATCATAACGGCCTAATGGGATCGTTTTACCTCTTACTGTTATCGAAGCACACCATTTTTTTCTTTCTTTAGACCAATACACACCAGTAACCCCTGATGAATTGTTTGACCTTAGTTTTTGATTTTTTGAATTATCAAGATGACTTACTACTCGTAGATTACACCATCGGTTATCGGTGCCGTTTCCATTTATATGGTCGATTTGACCTTGGGGGAATTGCCCTGTGACGTAGAACCATACCAACCTGTGTGCATAATATTTTACATTATCAATTGACGTTTGAATGTATGATTTACCATCTAATGTCTTGTGCTTATACCCAGCTACATCACCTTTTTTTACTCTAAAAGATGGCGGATTTAACCATGTCAGTTTTCCAGTAGAAGGGTCGTAATGTAATACTTCTCTTAACCGCTGCTGAGTAATCAAAACACCACCTCAATATTTGACTGATGATAAGCATATGTTCACACCCATTTATTGTCAATCAAATATAATATGTGGCACATTGTCAAATAAAATGTTGACACTCGCCACATTGTAGGACTATGCTTTAGTTCACTTGATATTGAATAAGGACTGGAAATATGGCAACTAAT